AATCTACAAGTATACTCTACGGCTTTCTTAATCTCATCATAACCTTTATCACCAAATCGAACCCAAACCTCATCCATTTGTACACGTTTAGCAGCCTTTACCTTTCCAACATGATTTGAATATGATGAAGGTTGGTAATCGTAATTAGTTTCTCTTATACCGTCACAGTAAAGATCACTGTCCCACACATGCTCGTAGTATCCTATAAATTTTTCTACATCCACCCTAGCATCATCCTTGTTTCTTCTGGAACCATGTCCATACTAAATGGGGGATCAAATGTAGTTACTATTTGTACACTACGCACATTTTCCACATACCCTGCTTCCCTAATATCAGCAACAATCTGATCTGCAAAAGGACAAAACGCACTGGTCAATGTGTGGGTAATAGTAACCTCATGTTCTCTTGCACTGATAACAATATCATAGATTAATCCAAGATCATATAGACTTGCAGAGGGTATCTCTGGATCATATACGTTCTTTAGATTTTCTATGATTAATTGTTTGTCTATCATGTCTTCCATCAGATCATCCCTGCTTCAAATTTCTTCCATTCGATTGCGTTCTTGGTATCCCACCCTCGATTGTCGATGGACTTGATAATTCCCTCGCAGTACTTAATAGTATATTCTAGATAACTGATTTTATCAGAGAGTTGTATGATTTCTTCATCAGAAGATATGTACATGGCCAGATCAGATTTGAGTACCTTGAGATCAAACGGTTTTGCAACATAAACTTTTGCGTCTGCCTTACCGCCATAGTACTCCCACTTATCACGATACAACCTTTGATATTCTCCTTTGTTTCTAACCAATAGGAGTTCAAACCGTGATTTATAATCTAACCACTTTGCTTTTAGTTCTTGATTTTTGAAAGCCTCTTGGTCAAGATGCTCTTCCTTAGTAATAGGTAAGTCTTCGTATGCTTCTTTTTTTAATTCATCTAAGTTCATAATAATCTTTCATTCTATAAATGAGCAGCAACCTGATATAACTTTCTTTTATTATGTTGTCTTTGTACTACAGACTATATTATGACATTTGTTAAAGTTTATCATGTACCACTCAGGGTTATTTATAATGTTGTGAGAGTAAAGATTTTATATTCAAAGGTAGCAGTTATTGATAGATACTCCACATCCGTAGCTCCCTGATCATATGATAATGCTCCCAGATTAACGGGAAAGATATCTTGAAAATCTATCTGCACAATAGGATTATTTTTATTTGAGAGTATCATAAGATATGCATCAGAATATATTGTCCTATCTGGAGTAGCATTACCTACTTTGTCAATCGGGGGAGTAGGAATTGTATCTGTTTGGGTATTTGATGTGACATCTCTAAAAGTTTTAAATTGCTCTCTTTTTGTTGGAAACCCTATACCTGTCATCCAGTTATGCAAAGAGACATAATTCTCTAGATACTCATCTACAAGAAAAGTTACTGTCAATGGTGCATATGTTAACTTTTCGCCAGGTATGGGAATATCTTTAAAAGGAGTATTCTGAACTGTAGTCCCTAAAGAAACGTCTGGAAGGTCTACTGCTGTCACAAAATATTCTACCAATGGTAATTGATGTATTCCGAATTTAAACTGAGTTGGACTTGCATAATCTAACTTAGTTGGTTGTCTTGCGATAGGGCCAGTTTCTGCCACTATAATCTCCTACTTCTTATGACCGTTAAATCTGTCTCTAAGACCGTTGGCAAATGACCACAAACTAGAAACCTGTTTGTTCAGAGTATCAATTTCAGCTCTCTGTTTAACAGTTTCTACGTAAGTGTCCCTACGATTAAGTTCTTTAGTCATATTGTCTAAGTCTTTTCTTAGAGATTTAACTTCAGACTCCAATCTTACCGCAACAACAATTGCGCCGATTAAAACAAGTATTTGATGCCAGTATTCTGTAATAAGTTCCATATCTCTATTTAGGTCAAAAAAAAGGGGAGAACCGAAGTTCTCCCCAAGTTTGGTACGCCCCTTATCTTACATAAGGTTAGTAACTTTAACTCTGCGATACCAAGCGTTAGTATTGGCATCCAAAGAAGCATCGGAGTTAACCGTGTCACCAGCGGCAACTGCACCAGCAGCTGCAAATGGGTTAGCGGCAAGACCATAACGTGTCTTAAATCCGATTTTTGGTTGGAAACTGGACTCACCAACTGCACGAACCATTTGTAATGGAACATATGGGCAGTAGAAGAAACCAGCATCGTAAGGTGAAGTTCCTTTATAACCACAGACATAGTACTGAGAAGCAGCTACGTTTGCAGAATAAGGATCAACATAAACCTTGAAACGTCCGTTCATAACACCAGCAAAAGTAGTAGAAGTGTCATCAACATTAAGGTTGTTGTTAAGAGCAGGCGTATAATCAAGTACACCAGCCATGTTAAGAGCGGAAGCAACGTCTGCTGAACAAATCAACATGTTACCTTTCCCTCTACGTGTCTGTTGACCAATCGCATTGGCATCACGTTCTATAGCGAACATTAAACCTTTGAATTTTTCAACTGACCAACGACCATTTGAGTCGGTGTCGAGATCGAAAATACCAGCAGTTGTCGTATTGACCTGAGCACCAGCAACAGCTGTTACATACAAGGAACGAACAACTTCACGGTTGATTTCTGCAAGAATTTCAGAAGACAAGATGTTTGCCAATTCTGTTTCTGCGTCAAGACCATGAATTGCTTTAAGGTCTTGTGCAAGTTCCATTGTGTACTCTGCTTTAAGGGCACGAGAAACCGCAGTAACCGTTGATTTTTCGATTGAGAACGCCATCTGTGCGAAAGCGTTAGTTGCACTGTCACCCAATGCTTCTGCCTGAGCAGTAGTCATACCTGTTGCAGAAACGTATGTTCCAGCAGAAGGACTGTCGTTAAGAACAGCAGGGTTAGTTTCAGTTGATCCAACATCTCCACCACCGATAGTACCAGCAGCGTTTTGGTTGGATATGTCTGGCATTGACTCGTCCATAAGAGCCTCTGCACCGTCTTGTGAAGTAAACGATGAGCGCATTGCAAAGATAAGACCAGTAGGCCCTGTCATTGGTTGCACACCGCAAACGTCATATGCGATTAAGTTAGGCATTGCACGGCGAACTAGAGAGATCAAAATTGGATCCCATGTATCCATTTGTCCACCAGACATTGCGTTAACTGGAGCAGCTTCAGAAAGCATTTGTTTGTCTTCCATGAGAGCAGCTTCTTGGTTTTCCAAGATGAGTGTAGTAACAGCTCGCTTGTAAGAATCCTCAATTTTAGGTAAATCGGGGTGTTCTAGGACTGGCTGCCACTTTTCTTGTAGATGTTCTGTCTGAAACATTTTTGTTTCTCCTTTACTATTTACATCTGTTTTATAATATTATGCACTCGCCTTATGATCACGACTGATTGCCGACATATACTTTTTCATAGTATCAGTCGTATCAACGTCCTGAGCGGTGCTGTCGTCTACATCATCAATAGAGTTATCATCACTAGGTTGAACTTTAGGGAAATAACTTTCCTTCAAGGTGTTAAGTTTTTCTGCGAAGGACTCCTCATCAGAAAACTCAACGTCTTTTACTAGTGAAGTAAACTTCTCAATTTCGGTATCGGCTAAATCTTCAGAAACCTCAGAAATAACCTGTTCACGAACTAGAACGTCTTTGACCTCTTTGGCCTCAACATTCTTCTGAATTTCTTCGTTCAGACGATCTTCTAGTTCTGCGATCTTTTCACTTTGTGCTTCGAGAACGTCATATTTCTCATCAGGCACATCGATGTAATGGTCTTCAAAAAGTTGTTTCAGTCCAGAGATGAAATCCTCTGCAATCTCGCCTTTAAGTCCACGCTCGATTGCCAATTCATTCTCTTTAGTCCATTCTTCCACTACGTAGTTAAGATAAGTGTCAACTTTCTCAGTCATATCTTCTTTGAAAGTTTCCATATCTGTGTCTTTTTGAGTGTTTGTTTCATCAACGATACGCTCTACTTCTCCACGAATCTTTGATTTCACTGCAGCCTCAAATATTGTTGCGGCTTTTTCTTTGAACTCTTCAGAGAGTTCTTCACCTTCGACAAGAGCATCAACATCTTCTTTAACATTGATGTTTGCGATCTTTTCTTCGATCTCTTGTTTTGCAGATTCAAGTCTTGCAAGTTCCTCTTCGGACTCTGCATTTTCTGCTTCTTCTAATTTTTGTGCGTGAGCAGCAAGCATTTCTTCAATATCTGCCTTCTTCATTTTGGCAATATTTTCGATATGTTGTGCTTTAGTCATTTTTGGTGCTTCTTCAAGAACCTCGTCACCTTCTGGTTCGTGGGAAGCAGCAAGTTTGTCTGATTGACCTGGCGTTGCTTCGCCTGAACTTCCTTGTTTCACTTTAGGCTCCTGTTTTGCACCCTTATTCTGAGCGTCTTTTACTGCACTTGCAGCTGCAGATGCTTTCTTACCAATCTCTTTGTCGGATCGATCTTCATCAGCACCTTTTTCTACTTTTGCTTCTGGTTCAGCACCACCGAGGTCTTGAGCTTTCTCACCCTCAACGGAATCTGCACTTTCTGCCCCAGCTTGTTTTGCTGCTGGTTTACTTGCGTTGGAGACATCATCTCCAGCGTTATCAGAACCTAAGCCGAGGTCTTTTGCTTTTCCTAGAGGTTTTTCTGATGCTTCCTCCAGTTCTGCAAGAACTTCCGCTTCAAGTTCCTCTATTGTTTGTTCTAGTTCATCGGACATAGGATGTCTCCTTCTTTGTTAATATTTATTTATAAATTACAGTCTTTTAAGAAACTTTGCAAACTCTAATGCTTCTTTATTTGCATTTCTATTGCGTTGTTTTACGTCAAATTGTTTCTTTAGTTCTACTAAATGAGATTCTACAAGGGCTCCATTGTTCCAAACCCACTCTTTTCCTTCCATAACACCTTCAACAAAGGCATTTGGTGCGGAAGGATCAGCAACAATATCAGCTGCAGTTGCAAGATAAAAGTCATCTTGAACAACTTGTGCGTTCATTTGACCAGGCGCTCCCTTACCTAGACTTCCCATTCCTCGACTCGATACACCTAACTTACAGCCATCATCCATAAGGCCTTCAACTATTTTTCCCATTGGGGTAGACAAAATCTTTGCCTTACCTACAAAATTTTTACCTTCTTTTTTTAGACTTTCAGTTATATGTGAAACTCTTTCCAAATTCACAGTTGGGCCATCAGGGTGTCCGAGTTCCCCATAAGCCCGTTTTGGTTCAATAAAATTTTTAGTATATTTGTCTACTTCTGGTTCAAGAACGTCCATTGGATATATACGACCATTGCGGTTTTTAATATCTGCTTGAAGGAAAATTCCTTCAATGAAGTATCTTTTCCCACCATTTTCTTTTGCTTCGGTGACGAATTCTACTTCTTCTACCTGTTCTGAAAATAATCTTACTGTTTCCATATTATTTTTCCTAAGTTATATTATCAAAACCTGATACTTTTCGTACTTTTAAAATTATTGTTCCAGTGCAAGCACTGTCATTTTCGTAGTAAATGTCTCCATCTATACCACTTCCAGCGTTATTTGCGATTGATGGCATTGCTTGACTACCAGCATTATAACTACCATTTGCATTTAATGTTAATGCAGTTACGTTTGAAGTAGCGTTCCACTCAATCTCTGTAACAGAACTAACTGTCCACCAGCAACTTACTATAGATACTCTTGGGTCTGTGGCCGCACCATTAAGTTCCGAAACATCAACAACTTTAGTTGCAGTACCATTAGTACCAGTAATTGTGGTCTTGATTACTGCCTCAAAGTCTGAATCCATTAATGTTTGTGATGTATATGCCATATTCTACCCCTAGATCGATAACATTTCTCGTTCAAAGTATTTTATCAAGTCCTTCTCAGGAACCTTAAATTTCTTTGAAACATCTTTAATTGTTTTCTCGAAACTATTTAGGAAATCTGAAGGTTTAGAGTCCATAATATTAAAAATATTATCAACCGCATCACGCATTTTGGGAGATAATTTCTTATATACTCTGGATTTTTTATGCTCATCCTTCTCTACAACTGTAGATTCGTATAAATTACTGAACTCAATCATCATCTTCCTCTATCTGAGGCAAAGAACCAACAAAAGTTTT